TCGGTGGGAGCAGGGCGGCCATTACTCGCCGACGCCCGCATGAGTGATGTTGATCGCGGTGCACCAGCTCGCGCTTTCGCGATCTATGACGATGTCGGCCACCGGCGAGGTGAGGACGACGTTCTGCACGCCCTCACAGTGAAGGGCGCGGAAAATGCCGGACCTGGTTACGTCCAGGCCGAGCCGGTGCTGCTTTTCGCGATAGGCCTCGGCGCCTCGGATCGCCTCCGCGAGCACAATCGATCCATCGGGGCCGGCATAGGTCGTGATCGAGGCGGTGATCGCGTAGGGAACGATCGTAGCCGCCTGGACGGTGACCGCGTCGGTAAGCGGCCGCCGCGTTTCGTCCGAGACGTGCAGATTGACCAGCTCGAGCAGCTCCGCCGAGGGCGTGCCGTCGCCACTGCGGGCCAGTACAGTGACCAGGACTTCGCCGGGTGCCGGGCTGATTGCCGAGGCGTCGAGCACTTCGCCCGAGGTGGAGAGCGCGTGGTAGATGTAGGCGCCTTCCGGCCCGGCCACTGAATAGCCCTCGGGGGCTAGCACCAGGCGCCGACGCAAATCGGTGTCGCTCTCGTAGGTTGGCGGGACGCCGTTTTCCGGGTCGCCCGCATCGATTATCAGGCGCGTGACGCTCATGAGGGCGGCAAGGTTGTCCAGATCCGCGCCGACCGCGTATGCCGGCATCACCGCCTTGGCCGCGTCGTTGACCCGCCCGCGCATCAGGAACTCGCGGTAGGCGCCGACCTGCAGGACCCGCATGGCAGGATCGGATTCGACCAGGGCGTCGAACGCCTCGGGATCTTCCGGGCCGAACAAGGCCTCGAAATCCGCTAGCCATCCGGCGAGAATTTGCTCGTAGCTCAGCTCTTCGATCACGCTCGGCGCCGGCAAGCGCGAGAGATCGACGGCGGTGAAGGTAGCGGAGGTGTCGACCATGCCGCCACTTCTGTGCGGCACGGGCTGGGCCGCTAGCGCGCGGGCTTGTAGAGTGGGATTCTACTAGGGCGTTCTACCGGATGACTGCTTTGGGCATCGTCGCTGGGGCAAGGCACGGCCACCGACGCGGGATCACTCTTCCTTCAAAAACTCGATCGTTTGCTGAAGCGCAGCCATGCCCTGCCGCCAATAATTGGAGCGTCGAACGGATTTGGGAGCGTTGTTACCGAGCTTAATGAGTTGACTACACCAATTAGAAATCCGGATCCGCTGATCGTGAGTAAATATCTTCTCATTCACCTCTGTAAAGGTAAGATAAAGTCGTGCAACGCGGTATGGGTAATAGCCCTCATGAAAATTGTTCATTTGCCGGCTTACGATATCATGAGCTTCGCTAAATGCCTCGTATTGATCGTTCCAGAGCGTCGTTTTTGATCGGCTTTCCAATAAGAATTTCGCATATTGGTTTTCAATCTGGTAAGGATCGTAACCCCCTTTGCTTCCAGCCAATCCAAACGCAGACTTGAAGTGATCCGAGGCTGCCGGGTAATCGCCGAACGACATGCACGCGATGGCATACTGCAGCCAAAATTGTGGATTGCCTGCAACGACCCCTGTCGCCCGAACAGCTTCGTAGAACGAAACCAATTTCGCTTCTTTGCCTTCATCATTGAATATCGACTCAATGAATCCAAATCGCATCATTCCCTTCAAGGGATCGATGAACGCGTCATGTTCCGACCCCAACCGGTCCAGTCGCGCGATCACGCTGGGGAGGATATCGATTATAAGGTGGTCAGGAACGATGTCTTTAAGAACGGCTTGAGCGAAGGTCGATGACCGCGCGGCGACTCTGCCACGTTCAAAATCGATAAATTCCTTGAGGGCTGGATTGGATTGATACTTGCCGTATTTAAATAGATCGGCCTCCACGACGTCGCAAATCTGGTTTAGGTTAAGTCGCGATCCCGCACATGTTAAGCAGAGCGTAGTAACAAGGGATTTTCGTAAATCGCGAGATAGCTGCTCAATCAATTTCAGTTCTTGCTGAACGCGGGCAAATATATCTGATGAACGGCAAACATCAACTAATACTGTCGGCAAGTCTCCGCGCGCTTTCTTTCTGATATATTCCAGACGTTTTGCCTGGCTATGCCCCTGGCGCTCCCCCCACATCCCATTGGCGTGGAGGACGTCATCAAGATCTTCGGCCTCTTGGTCACTTATCTCATCAAGGTCGACTACTTCAAAGGCGTCTCCCAATGAATCATCGACTGACCCAATCCGAGTTTGAAGCACCGCGCTGCGGCTGGTACAGATTATGGATAAAAGTGGGTACCGTTCAATCAAATCTTTGATAGTCGAGGAAAAAGAGAAGCAAGACTCGAATATGATGGCAGTCCTTCGTTGCCCGTCCGATCCGAGGCTGGAAAGGAAATCAATGTCGTATTCGAAGCCTTCAGTGTTACCGTTGAACGACAGTACACGCCATCCCGATGTCAAGAGATAATGACTTATTTCTGCCACGGCGCAGGTTTTCCCACCTCCTAATCGTGAGTGCAGCAGTAATCTCTCCGGGGATGAACCAAGTTTCGCTGCCCTCACATTAACTGCATCCCGCGATATAAAATAATCATGAGTGCCGTTTGCTAGATCTCGCGCGACGTATCGGAAGTCGAGATCCCCTTTCACTAGAAAGTTCACAATGTCGTCGCGAGATGGTCTCGTATCAGCTGCGCTCGTGGAAATCTCTTGGAGATTGACGAGATAGGGAGCTGGCTTGGCGGCGCTTGGATCATCAGTAGCAGGGAAAGCCTCAGCCGCATCTACTACGTCTAGTTTCACGAGACTGCCGTAGCCCTGTGTACGAATTTCCGTGCCTCGACTTGGGGACTTTCCCGCAACGATGAAGGTTTTTTCGGCTAGGGTTGGATTCTCGTACATGAGGCGGGCGATATCCAAATCCGCCATCGAATATCCGAAAAAGAAAATTGCGTCCGCATAGTTTACATCGTTACGGAATGTTTCAAGCCAGCCACTTTCTCTTAAAATATCGGATGCATATTGCTCGTTTGTCAGTACGGTTGCATCATCCCAATTTTCCTTAGAAACATTTGTTACAGAACCGTGAAGATGGACGACCGAAAATCGTCCCGAAAAATCTGCCGGACGATCAAGTGACGTTGCGGTATCTGACGACTGACCCGCAGCATGTCGCGCAAATTCCACGATATTATCATAGTTAGTCGTGTAAACTCGTTGCCACGGCAGCTGCGCCAATTTACTTTGATAAGGTGCCACATGTTTAGTCGTAAATGACTGCACGATTATCTGTCTTAGGTCTGGAATTAAACCTTTCCGGACGTATTCTTGTGATGCGAGATCAAGAGGTAGAAGCTCCGCCTCGCTCAGCTTATCTGAAAGAAATGCAGCAAGCTTTGAGGCAGAAGCCATACCCTCGCCTTCAAGGTTTGTGGCATCAGGCGAGAACCCGGCGCCGAAGAACGCGATTGATCTGCCGAGATGGACGCGACGGGCTGCCTCTTCGAAATCCAACGTTCTCTCCTGTCGATCGGCTTACCCTGCCTATCCTGCAAGCGGTGGATTGTTTCCGCTAGAGGATAATCGACTTCTGGGGGAATCGGGTGTGTGTAATGTTCTGCTTGCACGGTCCGTTCGCCAAAGCCTGCTTGTCCGCTACCGGCCCAATAGCTGAGCCTGCTAGGTCGGTCTCTAATATCAGCAATTGGGCGTTTGCTGCCTGTCTGTTTGAAGGGGCTAGTTTCAGAGCGCGGACGTCGAGACGATGTGCGCGAGCAGCATGTCGAGCATCCTGTCGCGGTCGGCTGCGGTGTCGCCGAGCAGCTGACGTTGCGGGTAGCGCATAGGTTTCGCGCTGGCGGCGGGGCGATCCATGCCGCCATCCTGGTGGACGCTGGCGATCTGCGAGACACGGCCACTGAACCCCACCCACATCTGCCGGTCAGTGGCGCCGGCGCGCAGATTGCGGCCACTGCGCAGCTTTCGGAACATGGCCTGCCGGCGGATGCTGCCCGCCCGCCGGAACTTACCCGCGCCCTTGTTCTGCTCGCCGGGCTCGAGCGGTAGCCAGCGATCGACCTTGTCCCAGAAGAAGCTGCGGATGCCGCCAGCCTCGACGTCGAAGCCGGTAAGCAGATTGCCCTCATGGACCCAGCTTTTCATGAGAACCAGGCGCGGCTCCGGTGCGCCGCGCGGATAGAGGAACTTCACGGCATAGTTGCCGGGGCGGGGCGGCTTCTTCTGGCGGCGGGGCGTGTACGCGGCGCCGTCCGGGCTCTGCTGGCGGCCGATACGCGCGGACTGCGACTTCTGCAGGTCGCGCGCCATGGCGCGCAGGATCCGGCGGCGCTCGCTCGGCCCGATCTGGCGGAGCAGCGCGCCGGCGATGCGCTCGACCTCGGCCAGATCGTCGCTCACTGGCCGGGCGGGGTTTGGGACTCGGCGATGATCTCGCCATTCGCTTTGAGCTGGCGCAGCAGGGAGCATCCGACATCGGGGAATATGTCGGTGTCCCCGGGTTCGGCCAGGTGCTCGGTGGAGAAGCCGCCCTCGGGGTTGATATGGACGATTACGTCCTCGGTCAGGTCGATGTAGATCGACACGTCCGCCGAGTTCTCGTCGATCAGCTCGGCCGCGAAGGTGAAGGGCTCCCCCGGAGCGCGCTGCAGCAGATCCGGCTGCGCCTCGCCGATCCAGGCGAGCACCGGCACGATCAGGTCATCGACCTCGCCGGCATAGTCCTGGACTACCAGGTTGAGACGATAGCCATAGACGAACGCCAGCGCGCCGGGGCGCGACTGAATGCGGCCCTGGTCGATAAACAGGCTAAGGCGATCGGGGTTCGCTTTCAACGCCGGCACATGGGCCAGCAGTACCCGGCGCAGCTCGTCGGGCTTCTTCACGGCGCTACGACCCCGCGCCCCGGACAGGTGCCGGGCGAGATCCAGTTGATCAGCCGCACTTGGCGATCGAACAGATCGCGATAGTCGATCGCGAGGCCCTGCAGGGGCGCGCGCAGCTGCCGGGGCAGGCTGGCGATGGTGTCGGTGGGGAAGGCGCGCGCCGGCAGCGGGCAGGCGAGCAGATCCGCCGGCGGCGTATCCTTGACCGGCACCGCGACTACCTCGGGCGCGACGTGCTGGACCGCGCGGCTAGCGCAGCCCGCCAAGGTCATTGATGCCAGCGAACCAGTTGCCATCAACGCGATCATCATCGCCGACCTGCGCATCGAGTTTCTCCATGTTGGTGGCCGCTCGGCGCCGATCCGCGGCATTGCCCGCCGCCGTGCCGATATCGGTGTTAGTCTTGTCCTGGCGGGCGCTTTCGGCCTCGCTGAGCACCTTCGCGGTGCTCGCCTGGGCGCCCGCCTTGAATGCGACGAGATCCTGAACGGCCTCGCTGCAGCGCTGGCCGCGCTCCTTGGCGACCCGGCGTTTGCCCCTGTCGGTGGCGACCTCGACGGTGGCGGGATCGGTCGAGGTACCCGCGAACGCGCAGACTTGCTTGGCCCACGCCGCCCAGGCGTCGCGATCGGCGGCGACCGTTCGGGCATAGGCATAGGTGCCAGCGGCCAAGCCGGCCAGGGCGAGCAGCATAAGCCATTCGCGCGCGTCGCCGATCCACCGCGCGAGCGAGACGAGCCTCAGCATCAAAGCCCCCTCAGGCAGATCGCGCGTTCGCGCTGGCGGCGCAGCGTGAGCCCGCGCACCTGCTTCCCGCCAGCGCGATCCCAGCGGAGCAGCTCGTCGCAGCCGCGCTTCCACTCCCGGGCCTTCATGAATCGGGCAAGCGTGGACTTGCAAACCGCATCCGTACCGACATTGTAGGCGAAGGAGACCACTGCCCAGCGCTGATAATCCCGACCCGGCTCCCGCAACGTAGGGATGCAGGCCATTACCGGTTCGGCATGTTCGACCAGCTGGCGCTCGAGGCGCCTCGAGCAGCCTTCGGGCGTTTCTACCAGGCCAGGCTTCACATTGGCGGTGTCGCCATCGCAGATCGTCAGGACGCCGACGATGTCCCGATAGGCGGTCAGGTGCTGCGAGCCCGCCTTGTGATCGACCTGGAGCTTGCCGCTCGGCGCGACCCGGGCTTCGACAGTTCGGCCACTTTCATCGCGCGGGATCGAGGTGCCGAGGCCAATGGCCGCGATCACGCCGACGATCGCGATCAGCGACTTGCGGGGCGGGGGAGGCGTCTTCTCGGTCATTTGCCGTCCTTTCGCGAGGGGAGGAATCGGTCAGCAAGGCGAGCCGGGAGGCCCGCGATCACGTCACTGGCGGCCGAGATGAAGCGGGGCGTCGCTTCGAAGGCGACCATGCCGAGGGTGAAGGCGATGGCCTGGATCACGAACGGATCGGGCAGGGCGTGAAACCAGAGAGGCCACAAGGCGCTGATCGCGCGGGTGAAGAACCAGCTCACGATGATGCCGACGGCGAGCTGCACAAAGCGCTCGCCCCAGGTGAGGCCGCGCCGCCAGGCCATGCTGACGGCCGCGCCGATCGCGCCGGGGGCCAGGCCGGTCAGGAGCGTGACGCAGGCCTCGTAGATTGCATGAAGCTTTGCTTCCATCGTCAACTCCAGAGCTGGATGATTTCGCGGGTGGCGACCGCCTGTTTGGCGATCACCGGCACGATGACTTTCGTGCCCAGGGGAAGGATCTCGCCCAGGTCAGCGAGACCGGGATTCGCCTCGAGTACCTTGCCGAGCACGTCGGGACCGAGGCCGCGCTCGCGCCACAGAAGATCGTCGAGGCTGTCGCCCTGGGCGGAGGTGAGCGTGTCCGCCATCAGATCAGCTCGACGGTGGTTCGCCCAACGCCCAGCATGTCGCGGATCGCGTGCAGCGCATCGCGGCGCAAATCCGGGATCGCTGGCTCGATATCCTCGACCTTGCGCTGCCCGGCCCCGGTTAGATCCACATCGCGTTGACGCTCGACCAGGTCGGCCTTGACCGTGGCGGCGATCGCCATGCCGTAGAGGATGACCAGGCGGCTGTTGCCGTTGATTGTCGAGCTGGGCACGGCGGCGAGGTTCGCGGCGGCGAGGTTGGCTTCCTTGAGGGCCTCGAGCTGCGGGTTGGCCCAGAGCATTGCCCGAACGATCGCGTCGGTGAGCTGGTCGCTGGTGACGGCATCGCGGATCCGCACCGACTTTCGCAGATCGTCGGGTGCAATGTCCGGAAACCAGCCATCGTTGACGACGGCGGCCGAGGATGCAGGTTCGGGCGGGGGGACCAGCGACGGGCCGCAGGCGAAGCCGCTCATACGAGGTTGCCCGCGATGATCGTCATGCCGGCGATGAATGCGGCCAGGCCGCCGGTGAGGCCCGCAACGCCAGCGATGTGGATCAATCGGTTCTCGCCGGCCCAGACCAGCACCATGGCGCTCACGATCGTTGCACCGATACCGGCAACTACCAGCACGGCGGCGGCGAGCAGGGCGAGGGCGACGGGCAGCGACATGGTGTGGTCCTGAGAAAATCGGGGGTGGGGATCGGGATCGCGATGGCCCTCAGCCCGAAGGCCCTCCCATCGCGCGCGATCCGCCCCCGAGCGCCGGGGGGCGAGCTGGTCAGCCGGCCTGGGCCGGGATTTCGTTGGTGGGCAGGAGCTTGGTCAGCTTCTTGATGCGATCGGCGACGCCGACGCGCTGATCGAGCGTGCGGGCGCGGGCGAAGGTTTCCAGGGCGAGACGCGCGAGAGGGGCGTTCACCAGCGCATCGCCGGTCGCGTCCAGGGCGCCTCGCATCTGCTCGACGCCGATCGCCTTCTTGAGCTTGGCGCGGATCTGATCGTGCATGTCGATGTCTGCGGTGAGCATGTCGACGCGCGCGAGGATATCGAAGTCGAACACCTCGTTCGCCAGCTGCACCTTGAGCGCGGCGGTGGCGATTTCCTCGACGATCAGCGCCGGGGCGCTGCGCTCGTAACGCGCCGGCAGGGGAACGTTGTGCTCGAGCACATGCTCGACCAGCGGCATGGCGCCGGCGATGTCGCCGGTGTCGATGCGCCAGATCATGACGGTCGGCAGCACGTCCTCTTCGACGGCGACGCCCGCCGCGACCAGGCCGTCCACGAAGTCGGCATAGTTCGGGAGCATCTCGCGCTTGGCGGCGATCTTCAGCTCGATCGACTGGATATCGCGCAGGCGGCGCAGATCGGTCTGCAGGCGCAGGTTGATTTGGGCGGTAGCCCGCTCGGCATCGGTGCCGCGATTGATGGGCTCGGGAAGCCGCGCTGACACGCCACCGTTGTTGGCCGAGCCAGCAAGCTGGTCCGCATCAAGGCCGGAACCGGGGAGAAGGGGAGCTGCCCACACTTCGGCGATCTTGGCAGCGAGGACACGCTCTCGGTGCGCGCGAGCGGGGCTGATCGTGCCATCCGTGGGGAAGGCAGACAGGGGTTCGGTGGAGATGATCACCTGCCCGCCCTCATTCTCAGGGGCGATCCGGGAGGTGCCTGCGGACGCGGCCGAGAGGGCAAAGCGTGCCAGATGGCGTTGAGCGGGGCTCATTGATCGTTCCTTATCGAGTGGGGGCGGGCAGGGCTGGGCGGAGGCGTTGTTACGCCTTCGCACCAAGCTGGATGTTCTCGATCAGGCAGGCCTTGTCGTAGTCCTCGACCATGAAAGCGTCGTTGATGCTCTCATAGTTGGCGACCTGATCGAGATCGGCTTCCTCGCGGATCAGGCGGCGGGCGCTGCCGATCTGCCAGTAGTAGGAGAGGTTCTTCAGGCTGGTGATCATCAGCGCGTTGGGCGGGAAGAAAGGCACCTGCATGGTGGGCAGGCCGCCGAGCTGGCGGCTCGACATGATGATGTCGCGCGCCACCTGCTCGGTCGCCGTGCTGCCGGCTTCCTCGACGATCTTGAAGTACTTCTCATGCACCAGGTCGCTGCCGACGATCACGACCAGGTCGGTCGCGGTGCGGTGACGCTCGTGCAGCAGGTTCTGCTTGGCATCGAAGACCAGGCCGTCGAGCGTCTTGTAGTCGGCGTTGCCGGTCTCCGAGACGTAGACTTTCAGATTGTCCAGGCCGCCGTGCGCCATGACGCGCGCCGGCGCATAGGTGCGCATCTTGTAGAGCCAGCCATGGTTGACGTCCTGCAGAAGC